AAGGTGTTGGTACGATGGACGAGCTATCCAGCTTGGTGCGTTCCGCTATTAGTGCGCCAGATGGACAAACCTTCGTGGACGTCGATTTTTCATCCATCGAGAATAGAGTCGGCGTATGGCTTGCGAACCAAGCGGACAAAGTCGAACTCTTCAGAAAGGGTTTAGATGAGTATAAAGTCTTCGCTTCAGAAAGCCTATACCGAGTCCCTTATGATGAAGTCACGAAGGATCAACGGCAGGTATCAAAATCAGCTGTCCTCGGTGCGATGTTTGGCCAAGGCGCTAAGGGCCTTGTTAAGTACGCTGAGGGGATGGGTGTCAAGCTAACAGAGACACAAGCAAAGAGTGCTGTAGATAATTACCGTAGCTCGTATGCAATGGTAAAGGCTCTGTGGGCTGCCTGCGAGAATGCTGCGATTGACGCAGTTCAGAATCCCGGTGTGGGTTTTGCTGCTGGTAGGAAGATAAAGATGAAAGTTGCCAAGGGTGCACTGTGGATGCAGCTACCATCAGGCCGCCTGATCTGCTGGCAGAGGCCAGAGCTCGAGCTGCTCACCACTCCGTGGGGTAGTCAGAAAATGGGTGTTGTCGTCCATAGTCAGAACACTTACACCCGGCAGTGGACTCGTAACCCGCTGATCGGAAGTAGTATCTTCCAATCCGCTGTCCAAGGAACTGCTAGAGATTTCTTGGCGTTTGCTATGATAGCTCTCGAGCGAGCTGGCTATGAGATTATTAACTCCATCCATGACGAGGTGCTGCTCCTAGTAGAAGAACAAAACGGGGAGTCCGCAATGAATGATGTGATCCGTATTATGACCACACCACCATCATGGGCTCCCGATTTTCCTCTCGCAGCTGAGGGCTGGGTAAGTAAACGCTACAGGAAGTAATTACTTATTTTTCTTAAGTTGTTTGCGGATCTTTTTGAGTTGCTTTTCAATGCTCTCAATTGATCCGCCTTCTTTGTGACCAGCTTCGTACATAGTATCTAATAATTGCTCATCCACTTTTTGACGTGGATAGATACGTTCAGCGTCATCTTTGTTTACTTTGTAACCAAGTGTATTTTCATAATAACCGGGCTCAGGCAATTTTCCAGAAACTAAAGGTTCTGTTTTACCTTTGTTTTGCCGCCATTCATTTTGGAAATCACGGAATACTAAATTGTTTGGCGCAGGCACATGGGTAACATCTAAGTCTTTGCCTTCTAATAAATGTGGGAACGCCGCATTTAGATCTGGCCTAGCCTCTGGGTGCACGTCACCAGTCAACTGAAACGCACGTGGCCCAACAGCAAACGTTGGCGCACCTCTAACTGTTGGATCGGCCAACTCATCTAACATTTGCTGGTAAGGGATGATCTGAACTTTTTTACCACCAAGACGTTCACCACCAAAAGCGTGTTGCGCAATTAATCCACGGTTCTCAAATGATTGACCTAAAAAGTTAACTAAGTCTTTATCAGCCACATCAAAACCAGAAAACGGTGTGAAGTACGGCATACCAGTTTTCTTTTCAATACCGCCACCAGATTCCATAAAAGCATTAATTTGTGCACGCAATTCAGGAGTTAAACTTTTTGGGTCTTTGTAAAACTCATCCATCAATTTGTTAAAAACAATTTGATTAGATTTGTGTTGATTTTGATGACCCAACAATGGCACAAATATTTGATTCTCAGGACCACCAAAGCGCTCATCTTTGGCTAAATTAGTAATGGTGCTGGCCGTGGGTTCGTTCCCAGATCCCCAAACTTTTCCATGATACTCCGGCAACGCCAAAGAGTTTGCTGAAAAACTAGGACCACCAACGCCACCCATGCGGTCAGCTTGTGTTGGGACAATCCACTTATCTATATGGTGTTGAAGCCAATCAGTCATACGGCCCGGTTTTTGGTTTGCAAACTCATGGGCTGCCTTTCGGGCAATATCAGCGGCAGCCCCGAACTTTCCCCCGCCACCTGCTAAATGCATTAAACCACCAGCAGCTTTTTTCTGTGGGATAACTTGCTCTACAGCAGATCTTGCAACAGGAAGTAAACCAACAGTTTCTGCAATTGCACGAGCTGGAATGTTTAACTTTTTGCCACCCGGAAGTGGAATAGGTACATTTTTAGGAAGCCAAGGAGCCACAGCAGTTGCCCCTGCAGCTCCCACATCAAATGCGGCTCCAGCATCAGAATCTTCAGCAAGTGCCCTTCCTAAATTATGACCGATTACTGCGCCGGAAACGGTTGGAGATCTACCAACTTTATTGTATACAGCCTTAGGGACAGGCTCTTTATACTTACTAATATCAATTTTTGAAACAGGTGGATTTAAAGGAACGGCGTGGCCATTCACAACACCATAACTGCCCTTAAGAACTTTGGACGCATCTTGAACTTCACTTGGAGTACGAATCTGAAGCCCAACTTCTTTTTCTAAATCTCGAAGTGGCACATTGGTGCGCCAATCGCCGATCTGTGAATTAGAATATCTTTGTAAGCTACCGGTGGTAGGAGCTTTATTCATTTTCCACAATAGATATTCACCGATATCTCCGGCTTTTCCTGCTGATGCACCAGAAAATGCGCCCGCAGCACCAAACCCAGCGGGATTAAATTGGGCCTCATCAGCACCGCCGCTCTTAGTAGTTACGTAAGATCCGTCCCCACTGGTTTCTTGTCCAACCGTCGGTGCTTGTGGTTCGCTTTGTGCCGGGGCAGTTTCTTGACTTACGTGGTAGTTCGGAACTTCTTGCCCAAATGTTGAGTTGGTTTCGTCACTCATTCTACAAAAGCCCCTTTACCATCGTGTTTTACAATAAAGCGTTTGCCGGTAGTTGGATCTACTTTTACGTATTTTGCCTCACCAATATCTTTAAACGCTTTACCAACATCAAGACGAGCCTTATTACGGGCGCCGTATAAATACTCATCAGACTTTTCAAAGTCATTAGTTGTAGCACTTGGATTAGCCCTATGGTAGTCATCCCAAGCCTTGGCACGATAGTATGCAGTTCTAGTAGATTCCATATTCTTAGCCAAATTTTCCATGTGGCTTTCGTATGTTGTATCTGGACCAACGCCTTTAGCAATCGCACCTAATGCCAAGTCAGCGTTAGTCAAACGACCACCAGCCCCCTGAATAAGGCTCTTAGCCCATTCAGACTGAGCAACTGCAGCACCAGCTTTAGCGTTACGGAAGTGGCCTTGTTTTTCGTTATCCAAGATTGTTTTAGCAATGGCGTCGTTTTCTGTCTCACCTTTGTTAATAGCATCTTTATCTTTCAAGAACCAAGCTAGTGCTGGACCCTTTAAGCCTTGACCAGATAAGTTAAAAATATCCTTATGGCCTTTTGTGGCATCCAATAACTTATTAAACTCGTTAAAAGTTGATTCGGCTTTTTTAAAGTCGTCTTGGTACTCAGTTTGTTTCTTGAGCTCAGTTTTAGCAAACTCTTCTTGCTTAACTTTTTGGGCATTGTTGTACGCATCTAGCTCTGCTTTACTAGAAAAGCGAGGTGGTGCTTCTTGTACTGGTGGTGGATTTGATGAAGCTGAAACCGCAGCTGCCACAGGAGCATTTGGAGATGTTTGAGTATTGGCAGTTGTAGCTGGTGCAGCATTTAAGTTAACACCATTAAGAACTTTGCCAACATAAGCTGAAGGATCTTTAGTAACAAAGCCGCCGTACTGAGCCATAGCTTTGGCATAGTCACCACCGTTCTTTGCTGCCAACTGGCTAATGTAGTAGTCGGCCGCCGCACGAGATTCTTTTTCATCAAACGGATTAAACTTAATACCAGCTTTATGGAGCATTGCTGCTGTCTCGGGCATAAACTGATATGCACCCATAGCTTTAGTAGTTGGATGCAAAGCATACGGGTCATTAGAACTCTCAGCAACACGCAAATTATCCAATAACTTTTCTGGCGTGCCGTAGCTCTTATTAACGTCAAAAGGAGATCCGGGGTTTACAACTGTTTTAGTTGTAGCGGCTGGTGCTGTAGACCCAGTTGGAGATCCCACTGGAGCACCTTGAGAAATTGGTCGACCGTTTACATCAACCTGATTTGGAGTTAAAGACTGATATTTTCCGTCAATAAAATATTCTTTTTGTGTTTTGGCATCTACACTAGCTCTAGACTTTGCAGTTTCGTTAGCTTGTTTTTGGAGGTAGTCTTGACGAGAAGCCATTTTATCTTCCGGGTACTCTAACAAATCTTCAGCTGCAAGCTGTGATGGATCAATATATGCGCCAGTACCAGCGCCGCCTGTACCTCCAACACCACCAGATGTAGCAACTCCCGGCTGTGACGTCCACCTAGCTGCATCAGCCTTGGCACGCTCTTGCGCCGCACGGATAGATGCGATACTGGTGCGCATGTTGATAAGGTCTTGTTGCTCATTACGTTGCTTAGCACCAACCTCAGCAATAGCTGCACCGGGATTTTTTGATGTCATTGCAATTGCACGCTCAAATCCACCCATAATTGGGTTCATAAAACCACCAAAGCCGGTAGTTCTACGAGCAACTTCATCTTCTAAGTTCTTTAATACTTCACCACTAATTGCAGTGCGTAATGGAACCTTGGCACCGCCAATAGTAATATTTTCTTTTACAGGAACTACTGTATCTTTAGAATCTGTGCTTGTGTCTTCTGGTGTCGTAGAGCCACCATCCGCAAAATAAGCTAAACCACCTTTAATTTTTGCCATAATTTACCTTAAGCAATCGAGCAACTATAACAGCCATAGCAACCATAGCAACCATAGCAACCATAACAGCTATTGCAAGCATAGCAACCACAGAGTGGGTTATTTGGTGTGCAATACTGGCAAGGAATGGTACAGTTAGGATTGCAAGGGTTAGGAAGGTTTCCACCACCCGTTGGTGTGCAATACTGGCAATGAATAGCGCAGTTAGGATTGCAAGGATTTGGAAGGTTTCCACCACCACCGGTACCACCACTTGTACCACCAGCTGGTTTGCAATTTTTAATGGCGTTTCCTACACCACCTGTTCCAAGTAAACCTTTTGATGGTGGAACGTAGCAAGGCTGTCCTTTAATGCCTTTAGCCGGAGAACCGAACAATAAACTTGAATTTCCAACGCCACAAATTAATGAGCCGGTAGCACCCAATGACTGTAGTGTTGATGGTGTTTCAACTGTGTTAACAGTCTGAGGAGCAGTTACACCAGCAATAATATTTGACATATTGGCAATGTTGCTAAATGGCGAAACCATCTGCTCTTTACCTACGTTAACAGCATTGGTAATACATTGCTGAGCAACGTTACCTTGTCCAAGCGCAGCATTAACACCAGTAGTTTGGTTCTTTAATGCAGCGCACATCTGTTCTGCTGCCAACTTAGCTTGCGCATTACCACGTGCTACATCGACAGCAGTTTGGCCACGCAAGCTACCAAAGTTACCAGAACCAATGCCAGCGGCATTTGCTGGTGCGGTAATGTTTGGCATCAATTGGTTTAACTCATTTTGCTGAGCAGCAAACAAACCACCCATCGCAGTATTTGTATTTGGTGTAACAGAGCCACAAGCACCAGTAATCCAAGGATTGGCTGCACCACTAGCAATAGAACCTAATGTAGAGCCAGCTTGCTGGAATGCATTGTTAGGCTGTTGCAAAGCGTTAACTGCTTGTTGGCCGACAGTTTGAGAAAACGCTGGGGCCGTTTGGCCCGCTTGAGTTGCCTGACTAACAATATTTTGTTGGGCCGTACAATACCAAGACGGTAACGTCGTTGTTTTTGTGCCGGAGGTTTGTGTTAAGTTACTGAGAGCTGACATAATTATTTAACTTTCTTTTTTGCTTCTAGTAAATAACCAAGTGGTCCCTTACTATCTGGTGGCAACTTGTTTGGTTTTGCATCACGTTTGTGGTGGCGAATAGTTTTTAAGAACTCATCTAATACTTTAGCGCCGCTGTCGTTTGAACCATTACCCAAAGAAGATACAACATCCGCTGGAATAACAAACTCGCCGTTAGCCAGCATCGCCGGAATCGAATCGCTTGTGCCATCACCCTTACCAGTTACATAGGTATTATTTAAACCACCCTCACTAAAAAATTCTGGTTGGTGAACATCGCCGCCTTCTGCATATTTGTGAGTTTGCATCATTGGTTGTGGGCCACCATGGGCGATATACGGGTGGGCGATTTGTGATGCAAAACTTGCTGTTCGTTGTGGATTGCCTTGAACAAATTGTGGTTGTAAGTCTACAGAACCACCACCCTCATATCCTTGTAAACCACAGCTAACTGGAGATTGTTGTTGGTACGGTGTAGTAATTAACGGTGATTCCGTTGGGGTAAATGTTGGCTCACAAACTAAAGAAACTGTTCCGCCTTTTTTCATGTCCAATGTGCACTGTTGCATACCCATCATCGGAGACATAGCTAACGGCGATGCAGTTTCATTAAACGTTGGAGCGCAAGTTAACTTAACTTGTTGGCCGTGAACAGTACCGCCAGTCATACATAATGCTGCTGGTGCGGGTGATGGTGTTGCTTTAGAACCGCATCCAAGTGCGCATAATGGGTTTGACATACCTAACTTACCAGCGATTGCTTTACCAGCTCTACCTGCCAAAGATCCTAATGGATTTTTTGTTCCTCCAATACTTGTGCTTGCGCCAGAACCAGTGCGTTTTGTTCCGCCGGTGCCTGTGCGAGTTCCACGACCTTTACCAATCTTTGGAATTTTAAAGTTAGGATTGCATGGATCACATGGATTGCATGGATCACATGGATTGCATGGATCACATGGATTGCAGCACGGGCTACTATATGGTTGGCAGCAACTATAGCAATCACAAGGTCCACAGCTATAGCAACCACATAATGGATTGCAATATTGACATCCAATACAACCCATGCAAGCAAAGCAAGATGCTTCGCAGGCAATACAGTAAGCCGCACACAATGCGCAACTGGCGCCGTCTGTTAAAAAGGATGCGCCAATACGGGCAATGCCTGCAGCTGGGCAACAAACAAATTGTTGAACCCTGTTGCAAACATATTGTTCAACTGGCTGAGCCACATAGTTACAAAATTGTTGACCAACGCAACCAATAGCTTGAGCACCTTGGCAAACAGCCTGTTGTACGGGCTGGGTAACGGCTTGGCAAAATTGGGCGCCAACACAACCAACAGCTTGAGCGCCTTGGCAAATCCAACAACTAACTGTGCTGCCAACACAACAAAAGAAGCAACCACCACCACCACCACCACCTTCTAAAGTGCGAGGGGCATTTGAGCCTAACTTCTTTTGGAAAGCTCTTTCTGGCAACGAGCCAAATATGGAATGACTTGTTTTGTATCTCATACTGTGGCTTTCCAGTTATATCCGGGACGATCAGAATCTTCTACTTCAACACCTAATCGTTTTAGTAAACGAACTACTTGCTCGTTATCTGCTTTACCATAAACCGCACGGACATGGGATTTTCTAATCCTATCAATAAAGGTTGCCAATGAGTGTGCCAACTGAAGTGGCGAGTCATGGGAAAGAAGATGTAATTCTACGTCGTGATTGTCTAAATACACACCAAGCAAAACAGACTGATTTTCATGCAGCAAAAAGCCCTTGCCGTCTTTGAGCAGGGCCTCAATTTTGTGCAAGTACTTGTTGTGGTCTTTACCACGTCTTTGCAAGTCTTTGGTTATGATCTCAACTGGGTGCATTTTGCTTGTTTCGCTTTTATCTACCTGTATCTAAATATACAGAATTGGTTATTCTTTTGCCCTAAATCAACGACTTGGGCCATTTATGATGGTTGTAAATTCCCTTGCCCAGTCCTGCCAAGTCTTAAATTCATCATGAGCTGGAACAGGATATGCGGAAAAAGTGGCTAAAGAACTAACCTCATCGGCCACACTACGCCAATTTTCTTCTTTATCCACCATTATAGGCTCTCTACCATAATAAATGACCAGATTGCCATTCCATTCGTCCCAAGTAGAATAATCCGGAACAAACGGGAAAAACGCCTGAGTCTGGTGAGCCGTCATGGACGCTCGTCTCCCAGTTCGGCGGTGATCAAATTACGACCCATCTCATAATTGCCGTTGATTTCGTTAGATTCGAACAAAAGACGAATTAAACGGTGTTCTACACGCAGGTCAATTTTACCAGTGTTTTGGTCAAAATAATATGGCCCAGAGTTTTCTTCCATTTGGCCGCCAGCAAACTTACGACCTAAAATGGTCATGGACATATTGCCGGTTTGTAAGAAGTTAGGCTCAACACGGCGTAAGTGCATACGGCGGTTAATACCAACTTTACCGTCTTGGCTTGGACTACCAGTTAGCCAGCTAATATCACTGGTTGTAATACTAGAATAAACAGCTACTTCACCATCTAATCCAACTTGGTTTTGTCCAAACTCATGTTGCCAAATATTAAACCCACCAGTAACATAATAAACTAAAGTGCCAGCGATTGGTGATACCGCAAAAGGTTTAGAACAAGTAATTTTAGTTACGCCCGGAGTACCAATTGTGGTGTTATAAATATGCTGAGAAGCTGTAATTAAATATGTCTCACCAAACGTATTGCCAGTTGAAAATGATAATGAATCGCCGGGGCTAAACTCTTGAGTTACGTCACCATTAATATAAATTTGACTAGTAGTTGGCGCTGGCAAACTAGCTGGATGATTGATGACTACAGACGGTGTGCTGTAAAATGGTGCATAGTTCCAATCAGCCCAAATAGGAGTTGGAAACAATTCAGTGGTATAGCCACATGAACGCTGTGATCCGACTGCGGAACCAGCATCGTACCAAAGATCATCTTTTACGTTATAGATAATAGCGTCGGTGCACTCTACATCGGTGCCACGGGGATAAAAAAACCAAATCTCGTTATAACGTGGGATCTTAGTTGCCCAAACTTTTTGACGCTGCTCATAGTTTAGGTTGTCAAACAACCAGTTTACGTTCTTATCGTTGGGTAATACTTTAACCGTACCACCGTATAAATAGAATCGGTCAACACCCATCCAGAAATATATGCCATCCATTTCTACAATAGAGTTAGACGACATAATAGAGATTTGGTTAGAAATAATATCGTAGTTCCAATAAATACCAGTGGTTGACTGGGAGTTAAATGTCACACGAATCAAGCTGTCAGTTGCCCAAAACAATCCCGCTGGTGAGTTAGTACCACCACGCATTGGTATGCCCTTCACAATCTTGGAAGACGACATATTTAACTGGTTGGCAAATGGGCCATTCCAATCATAAAAATTACGGGTGCTATAAGTACCGGCTGTTAAATCAACGTTGTTATTGGCAATAAACCCGTTTGAGCCATATACAAAGACAAACGGATGCAACACACAAACACCACCGTCAACAGAAATAGGTTTATATGTTGGATTTTGACCTCCAGTATCTGCTAGTCCGTTAAATGTCCAAGTGTTGCCAGATGTTGGTGTAATTAAACCAACTAGTACCTGTGATGGAACACCGTTATCAATATTCTCTAAATTGTAACCCGGATGGGCTAAAACATATAAACCACTTTGAATCGGGTTAAATGAAATATCAAATTGCCAAGTAATACGATACGGCCCAGCTACTGGGTCTGGTGTAAATACAGCAGAATTTGCAATCCAAGCGCCGGTTGGGCTGCCCGGAATAGTTCCTGTAAAAGTTAGCCGTGTTCTAGCTGGAGTTGGTGTTGCGCTATAAACTGAGGTTGATACTGTATAAACTGTTGCGCCAAAAGTTTGGCTAAAAATAAATTTAGTGCCAGTAGGAATATTAGTAGACTGGTCACCTAATACATCAATGTAATTAGAACCAGAAGCGTAGATGGGCACCTGAGCTTGGCCCGGTAAAATGTTTGCTGAGAAGGGGCCACTACCAATAGCAAATGTTAAACCGGTGGTAAATATATCTAGGCTTTGAGAGGTACCAGCAAAAATATAGTTGACACCATTATAAGGCTGAGCAACCATTCCACGGTAGATACCATTAAGACTTGTAAAAATAGTCCTGTAACCACCAATTTTTTTAGCTTCTAAACGTTGAAAACGACACCATACACCATCTGTAAACTGATCATTTTGAAAGATGGTTCCATCTCGTTTAACACCTGCCGGAATGGACAGGCTATAAATCGAGGTATATTGTGACGAGTCTTGTTGCTGGTTATCAGCTGGCATTTAGAACGTCCCACCCGGAATCAATTGAGCGTTAATTGTTGCGTTTACGGTTACCAATGGTTGCATTGTGTTGGTATTATCAATGCGAATCATTTCGGTAGAATTAGCTGCCAAACCTAAAACGCTAGTACCATCTAAATACATACCGGTGTGGGTATCATTATTAAATGAAAATGATGGTAGTGCAGCAGTGCCGTTAACAGCGTAGAAAATGCCGCTAGAAGAGGTTGTCAACGGGTATAAATTTATACCGTCACTTAATACTGTTGCAACAGCACCGGCAGCCAATACTAAAGGTGGTTGTGAGCTACCTTGATTTTGGAATGTAATATTATAACCAGTTTGGTTAGTATTATTAACCAAAACATAAATCTGGGTAATAGCCGGCAATGTTACTGCTAGAGTCTGTGTACGGGTACCAGACTGAGCAATATATGTTTGAATAATCGGTGCATAAGACACCAAGCTAAATGTATTACCAACAATAGCATCTACGTCATAAGTTGACGCTGTAAATGATACGTTTGATGGAGCTGTTAAACCAACGGTAATATAACCAGCAGAGTTATTATCATAAAAAATAAAACCAGAGTCGCCCGGATTCGTGTTAATGGTTGTTTGGCCATTGAGCAAATCAGGTGAAGTTGGGTTAATAATTAACGTGCCAGTACCACTGTTTCTAAAACCAATATACCAACCACTTGTCAAACCTGTTACCGATGGTAATGTCATTGTTCCAGCGCCGCTAGTCCACACAAAAGTGGCGGCACGGCTGGCATCATTAATTACTGGGTTGGATGATGAAAAGTCAACTGGGTTTTGAGTAGTGGCTAACTGACCGTTAACGGTTGTTAGGCCCGCACCTTGAAGTGTTGCAGCATCAGCATATGATGTGCCAACACCAAAAGCTACGCTGCCCCAAGCACCACCAACAGAATTATTGTTGGTAAGATATAAATACTCAGCCTTACCGACGGCAACTGTAATTGATTCGTTACCCGCAGCGTCTTTAATAACAAATGGGAATGCGCCGAGGTTACGAAAGAGAATATCGGAACCAACAGCGCCTTGAGTTGCATCAGGAAGGAGAATAGATAGGCCGTTAGCACTAGCAACGCAATCCATAATACGAGCAGCAGGTACTTGTGTAGGATTAACAACAGTGGGCCAATAGAGCTGAGTGTTGGAGCTAAATGATAGGGCATAGTACGATACGTCCGTTGGGGTAACAACGGTGCCGGTAAACGGAGATGTAAATGTGGACATATTAAGGTTCCTGAACCGTTGTGTTGCGATCGACACGACGTGCGTTGTCTTCTTTTTTCAATGCTGCAATTGCATCAGTGTAATAACCTTTCCACATTTGCAACTTGTCCAATGCTTTTAAGTAGCCTTGAGCTTGTACTAAAGTGCCGTACAACATTGCTTGTGGGGCAATTGCAGTAAATAAATTTTGTTGGTTTTGTGCATCCAATGGTTGGATTTCACTGTAGTAAATAATTTCTACAGGATAGGTTGCGTCAGGCTTTGGCGCAAACGCACAGTTAGTATAGTCATAATCAGCATAGTACAAAGGCTTACCATTAGCAGACTCAGACTGGTATTGTGCTACATAATCTTGGCTGCGGATGAGCATTGGTTGACCATTAACCTTCATCGATACCGTCTTACGCCATCTTGCTGGTTTGGCAAGCACTACCTGATTTGTTGCCAGTGTAGTCTCCACAACCGTTAACTGCAAGAAAGTCTTGAGCTCAGCAGCAATATTTGATTCTGCCAAAGCAATTAAGTTTGGAATCTGCGCAATGAAGTCTGGATCATTACGCTCCATGAATTGTTGCACGTTCAGCACAAGGCTGTCGTAGGTCATTACAACGCTCATTTTAATACCTCATAGCCGTATTTAGCTGCATTTCTATAAATTCTATTTGTTAGTGTTGAATATTTAATGCCCAAATGTTTAGCTAAATCCTCGAAACTATTATAAATTACATCTTTAAATTTAACTTTTACTTTGCGGCGTTCTGATGCTAATTTTTTCTCTTTATCAGATACTTTTCTTTCAAACATCCAAGGAGTTAATCGTGATACACCCTTTAAAGGACTAACATAGTTATTACCACGGTACTGAGACAAAGGTGGTTTTGCGCCGCCTTCAGCAATATTCCATCCAATTTGTTTAGTTGGTCTAATTTTTGTTTCTAAATCGTAACAATATTTTTCTTCGCCAATTAAAACAACTTGCTTAATAAGATTATCCCAACCATATTTTTTAATTGCAGCTTTAAGATGTTGATTATCAGAATAACGACTATGCCTAAACCAACGTGCTTTTACATTTTTAGAAACACCAATATATCCCTGATTAAACATATCAGTATGATCTTTATGATGGATCCAGTATAAAGCAGTGCTCATCTAGTGTAATATCCGATCGCTGGGGTAAAATAAATTGGAGACTTATCACGGTCTTCTTCACTTGCGTGCATGAATAACTTATCAGCTTGATTTTCTAAATAGGTCACACGACCCATATCAACGCCGGGTAATTGCATAGCTAGTTTATGTGACAATGAAGCCTGAACTGAAGGTAGCCAACGGTCTGGTACATAAATTTGGTTGGTCAATGAACCCACATCTTCCATTTGTTTTTCAACAACAAGTTGGAACATCTGGAAATCATTGTTTGGAACCGGCCACAAATACATTGAAGGCTCAATTGTACGATCAAACCAATATTGTAATGAACGAACTGACGGAAACTGTTTGTTTGGTAGGTTCCAGTAATCATCACGATTTAAACGTGCTAAAGGAATTACCTGCTGAGATGTGGAGAAAACAATTTGGCGAACCGAGAATGTTGTGGCAACGGTCTCACGAAGACGATAGTACACATGGTTCGGTGTTGTTGCAATGTTAAAGTAAACCCACTCACGATCGGATAGTGTTGTTGTTGGGAACTGCTGTACAGTTGTCCAAGTGATACCATCGTTACTGACTTCATAGGCTAAGTTGTAGGTTTGATTGCCGTTACTATTCCAACCAACATAAAATACTGGTTGGCCTTGTGAATAAGACAAACCTAACCAGTTTTCACCGGAGGTTGATGTAGCTGTTGTATCAAGGTTTAAATCAAACGCATTGGCAGCTTGTGCATTATCAGCTGGTAAATAACCAGATGCTGCCGAATTGATAATGTATACCCAGTTAGCCTCACGAACATCAATCGTAGTCTTTGGGAGAACTAATTGTTGTTGTGCTGTTACGGCGCCGTACAATTGGTTTTCCAAAAGCCACAAGTTAACACCCATGTTGGATAAATCCATCAGGTTATAGAACAGCGCTTGTTTAGCAGCTTGAACATATTCAGGCGTCATCTCTTCTGCTGTCTTACCAGCATCACGGAATGCGTATGAAATTAGCTGATCAACATTAACTGTCGTTTGGCCTGTTGTATTGGAATACGCCATTTAACGTCCTCGGCCAGCGGCTCTTTTTTGTACTTTATTGGGTAAATTCTTAGATGCTGGGCCGGCTTTTATAAACTCCTTGCCAACCTTCTTAGGGATGCCAAGGGTTGACTTACCAGCCGCAGCGGCGCCCATGGCGCCTTTTTGAGCTTCAGATTTATATGGCATTAGCGGGTCTTTCCACCACGCTTTAACGGCATTGCAGGAGTGGCTTTGTGGTTTGGGTTAGGGATTAATTTTCCGTTAGGGCCAATCATCATGCTTGGGTTACGGTCAACTAGATCATCTAAAGCAGGTTTAGGTTGATTTGGTTTAACACGATAAACTAAATCATCTACTGGAGCCTGTGGGCGACCACCAAAAAACTTAGCTAAATCAGAGCCAGCTGCTGCTTGCTTATCCATATTGGCTTGGGCAATACGATTTTGCTCAGGGGTACCAAGAATGTTGTCCTTTAGTGACGACATGATACCCCCGTTAGCCTTTTTTGCTAAGCCACCTTTTTTCTTTGGCGCAGGAGATCCGGCTTTTTCATATGCTTCTTTACTCGGAAAATTATTTGCTGGGCCAAGCGAAGGTAGTTTAACACCGGATGAACTTGGTGCGGGTTGCGCATAATTCATATTATCGTCGTCTGAGCTTCTATAATTTCCAGTTTTTACCGCTTTAAGGGTACGCTCTTGAGCTGGAGTTAAATAGCCGCCATCAGCCATCTTTTTTACCTTACCACCTTTTTTGAACTTATCTGGACCTTTAGCGCCAGATGGGGCGGCAGCTTTTTTGCCAGACTCTTTGCTCTTAATATGGGAATCTTTGTGGCCAGAGGCACCAACAGTTTTGGCACCAACATCTTTGCTTTTTACAGCTGCTTTAGATGGAGCAGCTGCTTTGGCTGGTTTGATGTCTTTGGTTTTGCGGATGTTGTCCTTGTCACCAGAGGACTTCTTAGCCTCGTACACATTGGTAACAGAACCACCGGATTTGTACTTACGTACAGTTCCAGTTTCTTTTTTGGAACGTCCACCTTTTTTGAGGGTAGACAGATCTGTTTTTTCTCCGCCGTGTTCTTGCTTGTCGTGCATAGCAAAGGCTTTTTTGACAATCGCTTTATCTTGCTTGATATCAGCTTCATCAACATTACCGCCGGTTTTCTTTGTCATTTTGCCGCCGTAGCATTTTTCTACAACTTTAGACACGCTGCCGCCTGTCTTCATTTTGATTGTGGGTTTAAAGCCGTCCATTGTTTTCTCCGAGAAATAGGTAATGGGGATTGATCAGATCCCCTATTTATAAATATACAGATTTGCGGGGTTTTTTGCCCTACGCAGATCCCAAAAATAGCGCTCTTTCACGCTTGCGACGGTTTTCTAATACCGCTGGTTTGTTCCACATCAGGATGGCATCAGCCGCTCCTTTAAGGTCATTTTCGTTGATTTTCTTAACAACGGTAGACTTACGAAAATTGGTTTCACCAATATTGAAGCAGAGGCTGTACAGGGCGTCGTATTGGTTCTGGGTAAGGGGTACCTTCACCGAACTCTCAACGGCCTCGCTACACCACTTTAAATCGCTTCTAAGAAGCTCTTTAACTTGCTCGTCTGTCAGGGTGGCATCTTTAAGATGTGCCTCATCAGCTTTAATCAAGTGGCCAACGCCAATGGTCAATAGGCCCTTAGAGTCTTTATAAGCCTTATTTTTAAAGCCTTCTTCTTTGGTAATAAAGGATAGAGTGGATTCAGCGATTGCCATGATATCTTCTTCTAAATGTGTGTATCTATCGGTAAAGTGAATTGCTGCTGTAATGCCTACGATCCATAATAGGACCGATAAAAATCGTTTCATAATAGCTCCTTTTTGTGTAGTATATTACACAAATTTAGGGGTTATTCGTTTTCGTCCCAGTAAATGACCGCAGTAGAGGTCTCTCTATCGATGTGCATCTTGCCGTGGGCTACCAAGTTCCAGTCCTCTCCAGCCCTCTCGCTGTAGCTAGGCACTGTCAACCTAAAGTGTTTGAACAGGTACTCTTTACCATTTTCAAATACACGCCAAGCATGATCAACGGTACCACGGTCTGGTTGACCTCTGGATTTATTAAACCGAATCTCGTACTTATTCATCAGATCACCTCGGCTTTTGCAGGGGCTGGTTGATGGTTGTGTTGGCAGGTTTGTTGTTTGTTCCTGTTACGCTGCACATTTATATTAAAGTGCACAAATCGAATTGGGTCGTTTGCGCCGTGGCGACTAAACGAATGGGGTAGCCAAGCATTAGTAAATACCAACATGCCCGGCTCTGGGTTAAATACTACTTGGTTACTACCATAAGTAACCTCACGCATGTCTTTTTCTGGAAGGTTAATCTGAACCTTACCCGGACGAGGGTCGTGCAACACCAAATTAGAACAATACTCTGGGGTATCTAAAAAGTAAAATCCAACAATCTGTGCTCCAAAACCGTGGACATGTTGTTCCATGGACGAGTGCTTATAATGCTCTTGGAGCCACATTTCACTAAAAGCAGCCTCAAATAGGTCCATCCTGTAGCCTTGTGCATCCAAAATATCTTGAGACATTTTGCGAACAAACTCGGAGAACTCTTTGATCCTAGGATCAGCATGAAAGTTCATAGACATATTGGCGGGATAGATGTGGTTTATTCCACGACCCCTTTTGTGCTCTTTAGCTTGGCCAATAGATTCCGTGGAGACTTCTCTAACTTCAGGCAGATATTGTGCAGCATCCACCTTATAAATTGTTGTGGGGAAGTAATAACCCTCAGTTATTGCGGTTTCATTTGACATAATTAGATAGCCTTTTTATTTGGTACACATCTAATTATACAAAAAATAACGCCTTACTTGCTTAATGCGTCGTATTGTTGGTAGCAGGCTGAGAGGGCTGTTCGCAAGATGTCTGCTCTGGCAGCTTCCCAGTCAAGAAAAGTTGCATCCTCGGCAGAAAGGGACAGCCCAGTTCCACCTTGTCCATTTGAGGCGCTTTGGGCACGACTGGGACGGCTACGCAGCTGCATAAGAGCATCAAGCAACTGGTTGTTAATAGAAGCAATTTTCGCATCTTTTTCTTTCCTTATTTGGTCGGCGGCTGTTTGGTGTCGTTCTTGAATATCTTTGACAAGCGATACCTGTTCGGCTTTGTAGCGATCAAAACGAGCGGCTTCGAGACTATAGCCAAGATAACCAGCCCCAAATAAAGCCACAACAACCAATCCAACTTTGATGTAGTTAATATAGGTAGAGACAAAGCTAGAGACTCCAGAAAATAATAAAGACCACATTACACTAACCTTGGGCTAAACGCAAAAGTTGCGTGGTAATTTTTAATAACAGTAGTATTGTCATGCCACTGGTCGGGAGTTAAAAAAGCTGGGTCAACTAAGGCTCGGATATTCCAACCAAAGTTTAAGTAAAGTGTTTTAGACAAGAACTTGCCTGTATAGACATATTGAAATAGACCATGACCTTTTATTAAGATATGCCCATAGTGGGTCTCATCGCAATGCAAATCACCTAAATAAGACATTCCTGTAGAACCATCAAACACCACAACAGCAAATCCATAAAACGGGTTACGCCATAGCCAATGAACTTTTGACCACCAATTCTTTTCTGGAAAAAGTTGTTGGAATGTTTTGTCACCGTCTAGGCTGTTGTCCCAAGTTTGGAACCATGAAAGCCACTTTGGAAGTCGTGGGCCAATAGCCTGTTCAGTGGCATTATTTATCCAACCCATTTGTTGTGTGGCAAATAGCGGCAGTACTAAGGCTAGTGGGAGTGTGAGTACGGTTCCCAAAATATTAAGCAATACTAGAAATGGATAAAGTATGTAGCTCACTGCTGGTTATCTCCGGGTTCAGCTTTTTGTTTCATAGCCACACTGGCGCCGCCTGCAGCTGAGACAATGCCAAGAGACTCGGCAAGCTCACGGATACTGACGGTGTTGTGCATCACCTCATAAAAGGCTAGGGCAATAATCGCAACGAGGCTAATGAGCCAAGTTACCCTACCGATATCGTAGGTGTTATTGTCCTTGCCTGTGAGAAGTTGCTTAAATATTTCAAGCATTATTTTTCTGTAATGCGGTCTAGTTTGTCTTCAATTCGATGAACGGCCTTGAGAACTTCCTCCCAGCGCTCTGAGAAATCATCTTTGTGCATATAGTTCTCAGCAAGGTGGGTGCGCAGATCATGTAAGTCGATTTTTAGAGACTGAACCGCAGTCCAGAGCTCTTTTAAAAACCAACCGATTGCCACAAAAACCAAAGGCAATATCATGTTAAAAAATGCTTGAAAGTCCACGGATTAGTCTTTCTTAAGCTGTAGGTGTTGTGGGATCTACTGGGGCTGGTGCGGGCTCCACTGGTGCAGGCTCTACTGGTGCAGGCTCTACTGGTGCAGGCTCTACTGGTGCAGGCTCTACTGGTGCAGGCTCTACTGGTGCAGGCTCTACTGGTGCAGGCTCTACTGGTGCGGGCTCTACTGGTGCAGGCTCTACTGGTGCAGGCTCTACTGGTGCAGGCTCTACTGGTGCAGGCTCTACTGGTGCAGGTTCTACTGGTGCAGGCTCTACTGGTGCAGGCTCTACTGGAGCTGGAATAGCAGCCTTCACTGGCTTAACAGCCTCTGGGTCAGTAGGGTTCCACCAAGTCCATGTGGCTGTGTCGAGCTCAAACTCTGGAGCTGGCTGTGGCGCTACAAATACGTCGTTTGTGGCATCGTATGTGTATCCAATACCGGCATAATTACCACGCTGGCCTTCTGCGTCTGGCTGACCATCTGCGCCATAGTGAACTCCACCACGGGTATTGTATGAGGTCTGTAACCATGATGCAGGGTCACCTAATGCGCCAGTAGCAATAAACTCTGGTTCAGCTACGATTACTTGGGTTACTACTCCGTTTTCTACTTTAGCGAAATGACTCAATTTGATTCTCCTGTAAATATGTTACTTTTCAATCTATTTTCCTGAATTGGTAAATATTGTAAATTATTGTGAACATGAAGTCCCGATACTAATTTACCGTTTAAAGGAATAATGTGGTCTACATGATAGCCGTCAGGTCTATTTCTATACATTTCATCAATTTTTTCATGGTCTGCCCAAACTGGAACTCTTAACTTTCTTTTTAATCCAGCTTTTCTAGCATAAGAATAGCGATATTCTGAAGTTCGTGATTTACCATGTTTCCANTTTTTACTAGCTACATATTCTCTACGCAAACAACCACAAGATTTAATACTTCCCATTATCATTGAACTACCAGTAATAATTTTACTTTCGCCACAATCACATTGTGTAATGTAGCGATATTGACCAGCTTTATTTTTACCGCAATCTAGTATAACAGTTAATCTGCCATACCTATTTTTGATAATTTCTTTTCTGTATCCCATATCAGGCGGCATTACTAAATTTAAACGGATTCTCAGCAAAAGCTGCGTATATATAAGTAGTTCCGTTAGTATTGCTGTTTCCGTTTGTTGTTCTAATTTTAAACCCATTAGATAAAAAATCTTTATAAGCATAAGTGGATGTTTCAGCGGCACTTAAGTCTGGATAAAGTGCTAAATTTGATGCGTTATATGGGTTTCTTGTGGAATCGTTTATTTCCCAATCTAGCGTTCCGCTAGTGGCTTTAATCAAAATGAACTTTGGTTTGAAGCCAGTATAAACAAAAGGGCCGTCTGCGCTTCCGTTACCGACGAACGAACCAAACTGTGAGAAGCCAGCTACTTGTGCCCAGCAGTAGGCTACATAAGTTCCACCGCTTGTATTTAATTCTGCAGCAGTACCTATTGAAAATACGCTAGATGTTGGAGATGTGTTGTTCCAAATTGTGCTATTTGTTTGATAAGCGTTGGTTGTGTTTAATAACAAAAATTGCGTATTTCCACCATTTGGTTGATATACAAACCAGTTTCCTGTTGAATCTCTACGCTTAACAATAATAAAACTTGGTGTAACGCCTAATCCATGTCCTACAGTAGCATTTGCGCCAGTACCAGTATAAGTAACAATACTAAACCCAGCAGTAGCATTTACGCTAGTTGTGGATGTTATAGAACCATTAGTATTGGAATTTGTTGTTCCTTGACCAGCCTGCCACTGCCATGCAACATAAGTTGCGCCGTTTGAGTTCCAACCACCTGAAGAACCACCAATAGTAAATCCATTGGAATTAAAAGATGTTAACCCAGCAGTACCTTCGTTTACTTCTGCGGCGTTTGTGTCTGAAATAATTGTTTTTCCAGCGCCCCTTACCGAATCATCTAAAACGTTATCGTTTGTTGATGAACGAGATTTTGACCAAACCAAATCAGGTTTAAATCCAGTTGTTGAGGTATCTGAATTAACAATAGATTGTGCGCTACCTGTACCAGTCCAAAGGGTAGCATCCATTACTGTCCGACCGTTGGGGATTGCGTATGTTGTTGGCATAGTCTTATAGGTTGTAAGTGTTTAAGGCAACGAAGCCTGACGGTGGGGTGTAAACAAAAGGTTGTTGACCAAAGTTAACAGCGATTGGGCTGTAAGTCCCATAAAATGAACTTAAAACTGGAGCAAATACAGTTCCAGCAGTTGCGTTAATTGTTCCGCTTGCAATACTTGCTCCATTTTTATAGAAAGTATAAGTGTTTGCACCTGTATCTATTGCAATTCCCATTACATCCCCATTAACAAAAGCAATTCCCATATCCGTTGGGGATGTTGTGAAATTGTTTTGATAGCCATTATCCATGCAAAAAAGACAAGAACCAGTGTTGTTTGGGTTTACTATATTTGAAGCTAATGTAACAGGTGCAATTCCTAAAGCATTATTGCAAGTTCCTGCTCCTCTTGGAGTGTAAACATTTCCGTAAATAGTTCCTTCAAAATACCATTTTCCTGTTGTTGGAAACGCCATAGTTCCCATTGTTGTTTGCCATGTGCTTGCACCAGTAAACAATAAATTTCCAGCAGATGTTGTTCCACCACTCATAAATAAAGTGTTCCAAACTGGATAATTAGCCGTAGTAGCACTTGTCAATGTTGGTACATCTGTCATTGAATCGTATGTGTAACCAGTAGTTAAGCTAATGTTATTAGTAGTCCAGTTGTTACCTGCAGGGCTAAAGTCATAGCCTAATGTAGTTGTAGATGTCTTATTGCTAAATGGTAAATAGAATCCATTAGTACCGTATGAGCCACCATAGTTAATTGGTTGCCATACTCCATAGCTATTGAATGTTCCAAATGCAGTAGGAGCTAATGCTTGACCGTCAATCATTCTAACTTCAGCCAAGTAGCCGTCAAAATAAGTGGTTGATGTTATGCCATCATATCCAATCGAATTTGGTACAGATTGTTTGTTAAATCCAATAAAAGTGTAATTTTGACTTGGATAATTAGCATTATCAAATGCAGTAATTTGAACGCCATTCATATACATTTTTACACGATTACTTGCAGTTGCTTGTGTTGTATCTACTGCTATACAAACATGATACCAAGCGGCTGGGTCACGATAAACTGCTGTAGATGTTAAACGATATGAACCGCCATTAGAAAAGAAAATATCTAATCTATCATTCCAAAATTGAATTCCATCATCATTAGTACCATTATATCCACCAAACAATGCTCTTAAAGTAACGCTTAATTGACCTCTTTTTACCCATGCGCTAAATGTAAATATAGAGCCACTTGTTGCGGCACTAGATGGAGTACGAGATAAATAAGCAGATGCACTGTTACGGAA